GATCCAATGGCAAGTTGGAGTTCTACTATTTTGAAGATGGTGTGATGGTAAGTTCGAGAGCCTAAGATCCAAGGTAGTAAGGGGGTATGGGGTACGTACGCCGGCGGTATATATATGTGCGTAATATAGCCGTATCGCCCCACGCGCGCCGATGTCAATATATGGCGGGGTGGTGAGGACCGTGTATTAGAGTAAAGGCCGGACTTACCCTTTAAGTCTCCCATCATGATAATATATCCCTATATACCCCATAAATGAAACCCAATTTCCATATTGACCAAAGGGGATAAAACCCACGAGAATCCAACCTCTTCTTCTTATAAAAATATTTGGCATCGACATAGGATATACGTATATTCAAAATAAAATAAATAAGTTATGAGACTAACACGAAAACAAAAAGAAGAACAATCCATAGAAGATCTAATTAACCAGATGTTTATCATAGCGGGTCATGAAGTTACCTTTGATGATGTTAAAGACCGTAAAGATGCTTGGTACCTCCAATGGACCATGACCACAAAACAAAACAAAGAACTAAAAAAATGGGGTACCGACTATTTACGTAAAAAATTTAGAACAACAAAAGCCATAGCTGAACACCAAATGGAATGGTTTTGTTTACAATACGGACTTAAATTCTCAGATTTTCCAAATATAAACTAATCTAACCAGATTAGGTTAGCTTAAATAAACTATATGCAAAAAGGCATATAATCCGAGTTATATGCTAAAGGGCATATAAAGTAAGGTATATACGTATCTTTGTAGTTGGGGATGGGGTAAGTGCTACTCAATAGGTTTTTGTTTATTCACATATTTTCCTGAGGATTTAAATATTTATAATAAATAAAAATTATGAGTGACGTAAGAACAGAAATGGATCGAGTGATCAATGAATTGGAAAATAAAGGTGTTAATTTTGATACACCTATCCAAGAATTAAAAACTAGAGGTTTAGGTGATGTCGTTGAGGGTGCTTTAAATAAATTTGGTATTACTCAAGAGCGTTATAAAGAATGGTTTGGTTTGCAAGAATGCGATTGTACTAAACGTAAAAAATACTTAAACAACTTATTTAGTTGGACCGTTAAATAATGGCTACTTATACTTATACCCAACTATACGGAACTGGATCATTAGGAGAAAATCTTACCGGACAAAAGACTTTTACGTTTACTAACCCGAGTGCTTCTTCTTATTTTACAATGGAAACCATTCGTAATAATCAAGGATTTTATGATTCAGGTTCAATAACTAACTTTTCTGGGTCTTATATTAGATCAGCTTCTATGGGGTTAGTAACATCTTCTTATATAGCTAGTGTTGTGGTACAACCAGGTGTTTCTTCATTTAAATTTAGCTCTAGTTTAGCTACTGTTTCAGGTTCAAATTATCGTTTGAGAGGAACAGGTATGTATTCTCTTACCATATCATAAAAAGTCCTTGCCCTTTTAATTTATTGTTCGTATATTAATGACATAATAAAAAATAAAGGTCATGGAAACGAAAAACAAAATTCAAGTATTAGAGAAAGAAATTAAATCAATCGATCGAATTCTTTACACATTTTTAGCAATCATTTTAATCCAATCAATTTTGGTATTGCTTTCAATCACAGCATTAAATGCTATTTCTTTAGGAGTAATTATTGGAACAATTATTTTGTTTAGAAAAAATGTTCAAAACAGAAATGTTAAGGAAATAATGATGAGAATTTACGAAGCAATGGATGATATCGATGCTTTTGAAGAAAAATACGAAAATAAGTAATCTTAAACAAATAATCAATTTTTATGGATAAGCAATTTGAAAAGGGGAAGACAATTACTAGACCCGATGGTACCATTATGGTTATTTTTGATGGTAAATTACACAACTGGGAAGGACCAGCTTTGATTCCTGAAGGAAATAAGCGTAAAAGAGAGTATTACTTGAATGGAATCCAATATTCCGAAGCGGAATGGAAGGAAAGAGTTAAAGGTAGAGAAGGTTTACCTTGGTATAAAGGGTCGGGTGCTAAAGCTAGATTTTGATTTATGACTCGAGAAGAACACTTGTTAATTATCTTAGCTGAGGAATGTAATGAGGTTGCTCAACGTGCAGCTAAAGCTTTAAGATTTGGGTTAAAAGATCCTAAGGGAAGTGAACCCGGACAACCCTATACCAATAAAGATAGATTAATTTTAGAAATAAATGATCTATTAGCTGTTATTGAAATGGTATTTGATGAACAAGACATTATATCCCAGATGTTAAAGAATGATAAGAAGGATAAAGTTAAAAAATATTTAGAGTTATCTAGAAAATTAGGTACTTTAGACGCAAAATAAAGGTTATGACACGTATATCAAATGAGGAAGCTCAAAATTATGTACCATATGAACGTACTCCTCTCTCACCTCAACCCACGTACTTTTCTATTTTTGTAGATAAAGATGGATGGGATGAAGTAAAATATTATACAGCACGTTTTAGACAAAGTGTTAATGGAAATAACGGAGACCAACACGTTTATATATTAGAAAGTTCTTCTATGCCTGAAATGGTAAAGATAGGTTATACAAAAAATGATCCAACAGAACGAGCTAATCAATTAAGTAAATCTACAGGTGTGCCTACCCCATTTAATGTTGTATATTCGTACAGTTGCTTTAATGGTGAAAGAATAGAAAAAGCAGTTCATAAACATTTTCGTAAAAAACGTGTAAATAGTCAACGTGAATTCTTTTATGTTAACGTGGATGAAGCGATTAAAGTTATAGAATCATTGGGAGATACGCTTGATTAATATGTATTAATAAAAATGGCACTAAGTGATATATTTTCTCTTTTTGGGTTTTCGGATGAAGGAAAAGAAGATCTCAAAAGAATAGAGGTTGAATTAGACATGTTCAAAGATACTCCTCATTTTAAGTTGGGGATGTTTCATAAACTAATCATGAATGGAAGTTTATTTTCAAAACAAATTATAAAGTTTTTTGCTAAAGCAGATCCTGAATTAGATGTGAAAGGAATAGATCAAGCTGGGGAATATATGATGTATACTCGAGCATGGTTTTGGATTGAACAAGTTCGAATTAGAAAGAAGGAATGGAAAGAGGCTTTGAAACAATATGCGAGTGAAGATTTTGCCGTGTCAGTTAGATTAAGTATTTCATATTTCGAAGGTATAGAAGAATATGAAAAATGTGCCCATTTGAAAAAAATCCAAGACTTTATTGAAAAGAACTTGCCTAAGTAAAATAAAGTTATTACCTTCAATTATATTTTGATTTTAAAATTATTGAAATGTAAAAGGAAAAAGGAAAAAATTTAAATTAATAATCAAATAAAATAAAACAAAATGAGAAATAAAGAATTAGTATTGAGACGGGTAGAGTCTTTAGAAGGAAAATTAAAACGTTTAAGAAACGCTTTAAATGAAAGAAACATTGATGATGCACGTCAAATATTGCAAGAAACTCTTGAATTAAGAGATGACATCCAATCAATTGTTGAACGTGAACAATAATTAAATTAAATAAAAGTTATGAATTTGACAGCCGAACAAATCCAAGAAAATTGGAATGAATTAATGGATTATATTAATGAATATATTTCCGAACCTCGTAAAGAAAAATTATTAGCATTTTATGAGCAATATGCCGAACGTATAATGTTAATGCCTGCCGCGCATAAAAAAGAATATCATAATGCTTTCCCCGGAGGATATGTAGAACATGTTTTACGCGTTATTCGATGTTCTCTTAGACAAGCTGGATTATGGCAATCTGAAGGATGTGATATGAATACATTTACAACTGAAGAATTAGTATTTTCAGCCCTGAATCATGATTTAGGTAAAATGGGAGATGAAGAACAAGAAGCCTATATCCCTCAGACAGATAATTGGAGACGTGAAAAATTAGGAGAGGATTATATGTTTAATACCAAAGTCCCATTTGCTTCAGTTCCCGATAGAGGTTTATTTATGCTTCAATCACATGGTATTCAGTACACATTTAATGAAATGGTTGCTATTCAGACGCATGATGGTTTATATGATAAGGCAAATGAAAAATATCTTATGTCGTTTATGCCAGAACAAAAACCTAGAACATCTCTACCTTTTATCTTACATCAGGCGGATTTAATGGCAGCACGTATCGAATTTGAACGTGAATGGTTACCTAAGTTAAAAGAGGACAAAAAGTCCGTGGATGCCGGAAAGGGAAATTTTACATTGGGGAATAAACCCAACATGTCTAAAAAGACATCAACTAAAACCAAAGCTCTTGGATCATTTAAGAGTGAAGGTTTAAAAAATATATTTGATAGTTTATGATAGTAACAGTAGTAATTAGCGTATTAGCGGTATTAGTTGTAATTTTAGGATTTACAACTTATAATCTTCTTAAAAAAAATGAGAAGCAAGAAGATATAGTAGCAGGTTATTTAGCTTATTTAGATAGTCTATCTCGCACAATCGAAATTTCAGACAAGAAATTAAAAGAATTAGATCGTGGAGGTGTATTTGAAAAGGATGATGAAGTTGGAGTTATATTTCAATCAATATTAAAAATCCAAGAGATCCTAAATGAGTTTAACATTAGAAAATCCAATTAAAGTGCCTAAAAAACGAGTTAGCAAGAATTATTTCACTCAGGAAACTGAGGATGCTATCGTTTTGTACAATAATACAACTGACTTTGAAATAAGAAGTCAAATTTATGAAGACAAGATACACTATGCTTTCTTCAAATTAACACAAAACATAATCCATACGTTCAAATTCTATCATACCGAGGTAGAAAATTTAGAACACCTACAACATGAGATTATAGTGTTTTTATTATCAAAAATCCACCTATTTGATCCTAGCAAAGGTGCCAAAGCATATTCTTACTTTGGTACCATTGTTAAGCGTTGGTGTATACTTTATAATGACAAAAATTATAAAAGTAAAATCAAAAAAGTATCAACTGATGAATTATTAAAAGATGATACACATTCATATACTATAGAGACATCAAGTGTTAATGATAAGCTATCTAAATTCATGGATGAATACGTAGAATTTGTTAGTTTAAACATATATGAAATATTCCCTAAAGAATATGATGCTAAGATTGCAGACGCGATCTTAGAGTTGTTTCGTAAACGAGAATCAATTGATGTTTTTAATAAAAAAGCCCTATACATCTACATTCACGAAATGATCCCAGAGGTAAAAACACCAAAAATTACTAAAATAGCGGGAGTACTATATGATGTATTTAAGAAAAATTATTTATTTTATTTAGATCAGGGATATACCCATTTTCAACTCTAATAATTTTCTATATTTATACCCAAAAGTACTTATATGAGTAATTTAGAATCAAACGTTTGGGGTAAGAAAACATTTTCTGATATCCTAAAAGAAATATACGACAACCAAAAGAAAAAAGAAGTTCAAATATCTGCTTTGATAGGTGAATTAAAACCACTTATCAATGATATTGGTGATGCTACCTTAATAGTTCCATTAATTAAAGAATATATGGAATTGGGGATTAAGAATGATGAGCAATTAGTTAAAATGGCTACAATTATTCAACGTGCTGTTTCATCTAACAAATCTGAAGAAGAAGGATTTGGAATGACAAAAGAAGAAAAAGAACAGTTATTATCTGAAGTTAAAAAATTTAACCCTAAAGATTAATGGCTGTAAATAGAGTAAGTAATACTGGACAAGTTATCAATTCTTTACCTGATCAAACTGCTATAAACAGTTCGATTGGAAGTTCTATTGCTTCATTAAGTAATTTTATAATTACTGCTCGTGTAACCGATATAATATTAAATGAAAATCATCCAAAATTTAAAACAGTTGGTGAATATAATGGAATTGGAGCTATTTACTATGAAAAAGTAAATGAATCTGGAACTAAAACTGATGGAGCTAATTTTGCTCTTCCATATGATCCCCAATTAAAAACATATCCTTTAATAAATGAATATGTTATATTAATTAATATTCCTAATAATCAAACAGGAGCATTAGCCTCTTCAACATCATATTTCTACCTAAACCCAGTAAATATTTGGAATCATCCACACCACGATGCATATCCAAATCCATTACCTAATAATAATGGTAACCCAACCCCCAACCAATCAGATGATTATGTTTCTTTAGGTGAGGTAAGTGGTTCCGTTAGGCGAGTAGGAGATGATAATGAATATTTTCCTGATAGTGAATTAAATAGTAAAAGTAATACTTCTCAATTTACATTTGAAGAAAAAGCAAATATCCACCCATTAATGCCTTTTATGGGGGATGTTTTATTAGAGGGAAGACATGGTCAGAGTATTCGTTTTGGAAGTACAGCTAAACCACCATTAGATAGTCAACCCCTTTCAATAAATAATAATTGGTCTACTACTGGTTCAAATGGTGATCCCATTACTATTTTAAGAAATGGTCAACCGGTAGCATCATCAGATGAAGGTTGGATTCCAATTACAGAAAATTTAGATGATGACTTATCCTCTATTTATTTGACATCGTATCAACAATTAAACCAATTTACTTTATCAAGTAATAGTTTTCTATCTTATGGAAATAAAAAACCAACACTTCCATCAGTATACACCTCACCTCAAATCATACTTAACTCAGATAATATAGTTATTAATTCTAAAAAGGATAACATCTTTTTAAATTCAAAAAATTCAATTAGTTTATCCTCTATTAAATCTGTAAATGTAGATTCACCTTCAACCGTTATTAAGTCCACTAATATATTTTTAGGAGATCCAAATGCCGTAGAACATGGTGTTAAGGGTGATACATTATATAATAAATTAGATAAGATGTTATCCACATTAATAACTCTTACTACAGTTTTAAAGGTTACTCAAATATGGCCTGCAGGTCAAGCAGCACTTGATGCTGGTTTAGCTACAACAGCTGAAATGACATTAGCGGATTTACAAGAAATTCAAACTACTCTTAAAAGTATTTTATCTAACACTGTTAAAACTTTATAATGTCACAAATAAGATACCCATATTATTCTGAAGCTTTTATAAATCATTTTATATTTACTACAAGTAATAGTGATCCATATGTTTATGCTGAATTAAAAGAATCCCTTGTAAATCTATCAGATGATCCATTAGTAAAAGGAACAAAACCCGGAGAAATATGGGCTTATGCTCTTAAAGTAGATTTTGAAAAAGCAATAGCTTCCCCAATAGGAAATTCTTATAAAATCTGGAAAAATCTAACCCAAGCAGGACATGACAAATTATTTCTTTATGTTACCCCAGAAGACACATTTCAAATCAAAGGTAAAATAGCTTACAATAATGAACCCATTATAGGATTAAAAGTTAGTGCTAAAGAAAATAACATTCTTGATGAAGTAATTACTGATGCTAATGGAAACTTTTTCCTTAAAGGAATCTATTCAGAACCATTTAATGTTGAGATAACAGACCCAAATAAAAAATATGCTACATTTATTACATTTCCATTTGATTCAAATGATAAAATAATATCTGATTTAGGTGTTTTAGTAATGTCTCCTTTAATTTTAGGGCTTGGAGAAAATATATCTAAAGAATCATCTTTATCTAAATCATCTATAGATGCTATTGTAGCTTCAAAAACAGATTTTGAAACACTTCAACAACAAAAACTTATTAATTTATTAAAAACTTTAAAATATACTTTACTTCCACTTATATTAAAACAATTTTATAAATTTGGAGTAGTTAATATACAACAAGCTTTAGATAAAAAACTTAATATACAACCAAATTGCCCCACACAGGCTGAATTATTAGAGATTATTAATAAAAAAAATAAACTAGTAAAGCAATTAAATACTACTTACAAAATTATAGAAGCTACTACAATTTTTATATCTGGATTAGAACTTTTTCTTACTAAACTCCAAACTGCTAAAACAACAGCATTAGTTATCCCTGTCCCTTTACCCCCCGCTGCAAGTATTGCTTTGGATGAAACCGATAAAAAAATAAAAAAATATCAAGCTATTATATCTTCATTTGGTTTATTATTAGTTATATTAAAAACAACATTAAAAGAAATTATTGACTATTTAAATCTTTTAGATTCCTATATTCAAACATGTAATCCTGATGCTAATCAAGAACAAATAGCCCAAGAATTAACTGCATTAACAGTCCAACAATCAACCCAAACATCTCCAGTAATCACAAGTGCTTATGGATTTACAATGGGTGTTGAAACTGAAGTAACTAATAATCCATTAAAACGTAGACGAGCTATAGCTACAAATAAACAAAATATAGTAATGTTAAAAGGAGAATGGTCGTATAGCTCAATTGATCAGATATTAATTGATGAACTTGTGTTTTATATTCAACAAAATAATTTAAAAGCCGATTAACCAAATATTTATAATTATATGAAAAGTACAGATTTTAAAAAATTAATTAAAGAAGCCGTAAGAGAAGCAATTCAAGAAGAATTGAAGGATATTTTATTGGAAGCAGTAAAATCTCCAAAACAAATAGTTAGAGAATCATATGCTCCACCTACGCAAACACCTTCACCATCTTTTACCCCACCAACAATGGACTTCAGATCAAAATACGCTGAAGCGTTAGGGGAAACAGCTTTAAGTTTTACTTCACAGGATGCCCAACCACAGTTCAGACCTCAAGGAGACCCAATAAATGGAAATTTAGGAGCAGGTGAATTAGGTATGGATCAAATTATGAGTTTATTAAATAGTAAATAATGGCATTTAATCCCCAACAGATAAACCCGATTGATTTAAATCCAAACGTAGCTATTGGGGTAAATATTCCATTTAGTGGACCCGCTGTTTTTACCTCAAGTTATACTACAGCTCAAGCTATAAAAAATAACATAATACACTTCTTCCTTACCAACCCAGGAGAATTACCAATGAATCCAACATTTGGGGGTGGATTACGAAATTTTATTTTCTCTCAAATTGAAGAAGAAAATATAAATGGTTTAAAAGAAAACATTGAATTTAAACTTGAAAAATATTTCCCTACAGTTGGAGTAAGTTCATTGAATGTTTTAAGAGATGATGATAATAATACATTAACCGTTGAATTAAAATATTATATACTTAATTCTAACACACAAGACACTATAACACTCCAATTCTAAGATGGCTACAACAAATAGAGACATAAAATATATTAACCGTGACTTTTCAGATTTCAGATCACGTTTAGTAGAATATGCTAGAACATATTTTCCCTCAACATATAATGATTTCTCCCCATCTTCCCCAGGGATGATGTTTATGGAACAAGCCTCATATGTTGGTGATGTTCTATCATTTTATTTGGATAATCAATTTCAAGAAACATTTGTTCAATATGCTCAACAAACAAATAATGTATTTGAATTAGCATATATGTTTGGTTATAAACCAAAAACAACGGGTGCAGCTCAAACTGTAGTTGATTTTTACCAACAATTACCTTCAATTAATGATGGTACTGGTAATTATGTTCCTGATTTTAATTATACTATAACAATTGGTGAAAATACAACCGTAACTTCTCAAAATGGTTCTTCATTTTTAATTCAAGATAAAGTAGATTTTTCTGTTTCAAGTTCATTAGATCCAACCGAAATTTCTATCTATCAAATAGCAGGTAATATTCCTCAATATTTCTTATTAAAGAAAAGTAGAAAAGCAATTTCCGCAAATATTACTTCTACAACATTTAATTTTGGAGCTCCACAACAATATCAAACAGTTAATATTAATTCAAATGATATTATTAAAATATTAGATATTACTGATTCTGATGGAAATAAATGGTATGAAGTAGATCATTTAGGTCAAGAAATGGTATTAGATACTATCAAAAATACTAATGTAAATGATCCTAACCAAAACGGTGATACCCCTTATTTATTGAAACTTAAAAAAGTAGCTCGACGTTTTGCTACTCGATTTACATCTTTAAGTAATCTCCAATTACAATTTGGAGCAGGTACCCCAAATACCATAACCGAAGAAATTACTCCTAATCCTGATAATGTTGGTTTAGGTTTACCGTTTGAACAAGATAAATTAACTACAGCATATTCACCTGTTAACTTTTTATTTACAAACACATATGGTATTTCCCCATCAAATACAACATTAACAGTAAGATATTTAATTGGTGGTGGAGTTGGATCTAATATAGAAGCTAATACATTAATTAATCTAAATACATCTAACACAAGATTTAATAATAATAATCTAAATCCAACTATAGCAAATTATATTTTTTCTTCATTAGCTACAAATAACTCAGTTGCAGCTTCTGGAGGTAGAGGAGGAGATACATTAGAGGAAATCCGTCAAAATACTTTAGCATTGGTTGCCTCTCAAAAACGTTCAGTTACAGCTGATGATTATTTAATTAGAGCATTAAGTATGCCTTCTGATTATGGTACTGTTTCTAAAGCATTTATTGAACAACCTAAATTAACAGATAATCAAGTTTCAACTATTGAGACGTTAAATTTATATGTTTTATCTTTAAATTCTAGTGCTCAATTAAGTGTTGCTACTGATACTTTAAAAAACAATTTAAGAACATATCTATCCCAATATAGAATGATTGGTGATAATATTGAAATTAGAGATGCTTTTATTATTAATATAGGAATTGATTTTGAAATTATAGTACTTCCCGAATATAATAACAATGAAGTATTATTAGCTTGTATTACTGCTTTACAAACATATTTTAATTTAAATAATTGGCAAATAAATCAACCAATATTTTTAAGAGATTTATATATATTATTAGATAGAATTAAGGGTGTACAAACAGTTAAATCAATCTCTATTTCAAATAAAGCAGGAACCACTTCAGGATACTCACAATATGCTTATGATATTGATGGAGCTATTCAAAATCAAGTAATTTATCCTTCTTTAGACCCTAGTATTTTTGAATTAAAATATCCTGATACTGATATTAAAGGTAAAGTAGTTCCTTTATAATGCCATATTTATAATAAAATATATTAATGGCTGTATATAAATTATTTCCAACCCAAGATACTACAATATATTGTTCTAGCCCCCTAGAAAATACAGGATTAGATGCTATTTTAGAAGTCTCTAATAAAATTGGAGCCTCAGGAACCCCTGAAGTGGCTAGATATTTAATTCAATTCGATCAAGAAGAAATTTTAGATATATATTCTAATAAAATTGGAAGTAGTTCTTTTGATGTATATCTTAAAAATTCAATTGCTGAAGCTCAAGGTATAAGCCAAAACACTTTACTAGAAATTCTCCCTGTAGCTCAATCATGGAACAATGGTACCGGGTATCGTTTAAATAATCCTATTTCAACTAATGGAGCTTCTTGGGCTTATTCTAGCTATAGTGGATCTAATCAATGGCTCACAACCAGCTCATACTCAGGATCTAGTGGTACTTATCAAATAACTAGTTCATATAGTAATATATGTGGTGGTATTGGTGGTGGAAACTGGTTCTACGATCCTAATGGAGGATTTTATGTAATAGCAGGATATGTATTTCCTGGATATATAGCTAGTTTTCATCCTAGTAGTTCGGTTAATTTAAGTTATTATCCAAGAGCTATTAAAGATATTGAAGCTAATGTAAATAGCATAGTAGATGGATGGATAGGTGAAGCAATCCCTAATTATGGATTTATAATAAAACTTTCAGGCTCATTTGAATTTAATCCAAACCCAGGAGTTCAACCTGTATTTAAATACTATAGTGTTGATACTAATACAATATATCCTCCAACATTAGAATTTAGATGGAGAGACTATGAAACTGTTTTAACTGGATCCGCTACTGGAAGTATAGTAACTACTTCAAATATTAAAATGTCTCTAGCTGAAAACCCAGGTGTTTTCTTCCCAGAAAGTGTAAATAGATTTCAAATAAATGTAAGTCCTTTATACCCTACTAGAACATTCCAAACATCATCTATTTATACCAATTTAAATTATTTGCCAACTTCTTCATATTATGCAATAAAAGACTTGGCTACCAACGAATACGTTATTAACTTCGACGACAATTATACTCAAATTAGTTCTGATTCAAATGGAAATTATTTTGATGTTTATATGAGTGGTTTAGAACCTGAAAGATATTATAAAATTTTAATTAAAACTATAATCAATGGTTCTACTATTATATTTGATGATAGTTATTACTTTAAAGTTATTAACGGATAATGAGTGAAAATATAAACTTTAATAAACAAGTATATAACAAGAGTCAATACTCTAAAGTTATAGATACTTCTTTTAAGGAATTAGGAGTAGTATCTATTCAAGATCAGATTGCTGCTCAACCAACAGTAAATGATTTTTTTGTTATGTATAATGATTTATTTTATGATATACCTGAATTAGGAACAATTAATTCACATGAATATCTGATTAAAAAGAGTAGTGAATATATTAATCTTCAGGCTAATCAAGAAGAAATATTAGCATTACAGAATGAAATTGCTCAATTAAGAACAGAGTTACTTGAATCTCAAAAACAAGTTATAGAATTACAAACAGGAACAACATTATAATGGCCGCAGAAATTATATTATTAAACGCTGACGATTTTTCTTCACAAACGTATGAAGGACAAGATGTTAACCTAATTTCAACCTTTGATATTAGTACAGATTTATCATCATCCAGTTATATTGAATCCTTTATATATGATAATAATCAAAATATTTTATCATCAAATTATAATTTTACCCAATATACTGTTTTAAATAATGGTCAATCCCCGGGTACTAATAATAATATATTTCAAATAGAAATTGATCCTGAACAAACTCTTATTAATGAAGGATACGACCAGGGTCAATATATTACCTACTATAATTTCTTTAATAAACAAATTGGATCAGAACTCCAACAACTTTATATTTCTGAAATTTCTTCAGATAGAACGGAAATTAGATTAGATAGTACATCTTTAACTAATGCTGATATAGTTGAACAAGCTAATAACTTAATTCAACAAAGAAATGATAGTCCATATTTTTTAGATTTTTATTTAAATTTTGGAGATAACCAATTAGCAATTGCTAATAACATTCAATTAGAAAATCAAGACCCAACTAACCCAACTATATTAATTAAATTATATGAAGCATTACCTGCTCAATTTAATTTAAATTCTACATTATGGGTTGTAACTAATCTTGAAGAATCTGTAGCTTATCAAGTTACATTTGAGGATATTCCTATTGTAATCTTAGATACAATCCCAGTTAAAGGCCCTAACTTTAATTTAGCTATTAAAGACCAAATTAATAATTCAACATTATCTTATAACTATACCCAACTTACTTCAACATCCTTAACTAGTTCATACAATCAATTAAGTAGTTTACTTGAGGAAAAAGAAATTGATATTAATATAGATTATACAGATTTTAATAACTTTATTCATTTTAGTTCAGTTAAAACTCGTCTTGAAAATTTTTATTATAAAATTAGCTTATTAGAAAATTATTCTTCTTCAATTGCTACTTTAAATAATACAACAAATAATAACCCAAGTGCTAGTATAGCAACATATGAAGCTAAAATAAATGATATTATAACTAATTTTGATGGTTATGATTATTATTTATATTATACTAGTGGTTCTTGGGCTTGGCCTAAATCAACAACTGAACCTCCATATGCTTTATATCCTATAGGAAGTACAGAAGTATTAACTTGGTTTGGTAGTGATAATGAATTTAGCCCATATTATGGGGGTATTATATTATCTGCCTCTATTTTTGATAATAACAACCAAAATAATTTATATTATTCTATCCCAGAATATTTAAGAGATGATCCTGCAAATGATCAATACTCTATATTTGTTGAAATGGTAGGTCAATTTTATGATAATATTTGGGTATATTATAAAGATGTTACCGAAAAATACAATGCTGATAACCGTTTAGAAAACGGTGTTTCAAAAGATATAGTTGCTGATGCAATTCGAGATTTTGGAATTAAATTATACCAAAATAATTTCTCAAATGAGGATTTATATACTGCATTCTTAGGTTTAACACCTGAAGGAGCTTTATTCCCATTCCCAAATATTACGGGGTCTTTACCTACACCTAGTGGATTTGAATATATTGATACTTTAATATCGGCATCTAATGATTATATACCGTTAGACGACGTAAATAAGTCGTTATACAAGCGTATTTATCATAACCTGCCGTACTTATTGAAGGCAAAAGGTACATTACCTGCTCTGCGCACACTTATCACATCATATGGTATCCCTGATACTGTATTAAGAATAAATGAATATGGAGGTAAAGATAGAGCAATCCAAAATGATTGGGATTTTTGGCAAAACACATTTAATTATGCTTTCTATACTGAGGGAAGTAATTATATATCATCAATTTTTGGCCCTGTAAATACGGCATGGTATTCGGCAAATGATGTACCTAATTCAGTAGCACTTAGATTTAAAACTAATGGATTACCAACATCAAGTATTCCTGCATCTCAAAGTTTATGGAACACAGATGACAGTAACTTATTTTTGAATTTAAGATATGCAGGAACAGGATATAATTTAAACCCACCAACAACAAATAACCCTTCAGGACTTCCTTATTCAGGTTCAATTGTTGATCCATATTATCAATATGCATATTTAGATTTCTATCCAAATGTTCAAAGTAATCCATCAATATCATGTAGTATTTATCTTCCATTTTTTAATGGAGATTGGTGGTCTGTAGTAATTAATAGAGACCCATTAGATTCAACTAATAGTACTTTTACCTTATTTTCAGGAAATAAAGTTTATGAAGGTGGAGATAATGGGACTACAGTAGGATTTTTTGAATCATCTTCATTAAATTCAAACCATGGTGAATGGATATCTAATGGTGTTTCTAATTTTGCTAAAGGACCAGTTTCTATAAATAACTCCCAATATCAAGCATTCTCAGGGTCATTACAAGAAATTAGATACTATACAAAGGCTTTAGATAAAAATATTATTAAGAATTACATAATGAATCCTCATTCAACACAAGGGAATTCATTAAATTCAACACCTAATGAACTTATTTTTAGAGCCCCTTTAGGAGGTGAATTATATACAGGATCAATCTCAATTCATCCTAAAATCACAGGATCTTGGGAAACTACAAGTTCATTTAATTTAGATAGTAATTTTTCATTCAATAAAATTGGAGAAAGTTCTCCACCAACAAAATTTAATCCCAATATAGAATATTTCTTTTATGATCAACCCGCGGTAGGGATTAAAAATGCAGTATCTGATAAAATTAGATTGGAAGATGAAGTATACCCTTCAGGTAATACTTTATCACCATTTAGATCATTAGCTCAAAACGTAGCAATTAGTTCTAGCTATACAGCAAATACTAATTTACTTGAGGTAGCATTTTCTCCACAAGATGAGATAAATGAAGATATTATGGATCAAATGGGATATTTCAATATTGGAGAATATATTGGTGACCCTCGTTTACGTTCTTCCTCAGCAGAATCATATCCTGCTTTAGATAAATTAAGAAATGATTATTTTGAAAAATATACTTCAAATTATGATTTAGTTGATTATATCCGTTTAATTAAATTCTTCGATAATTCATTATTTAAAATGATTAAAGATTTTGTACCCGCACGTACAAGTCTTGCTTCTGGAATTGTAATTAAACAACATATTTTAGAAAGAAATAAATATCCCCAACCACAAGTTAATAATTATTCAACTATAGCTTATTATACTAGTGGTTCAAATCCTCCATCGGGTAATGGATCCATAAATAATAATCCATTCATTTTTCAAAACATTGCAGTTTCAGGTACTATAACCCCAGCTTGGAATAATTTCCAACCTGGAACTATAGAAAATTTTAGTGGTGGTACTGGAGGTACAATGGATATATTTAATGGATTATCTACTTCTCCTGTAGGAACAAATGGAACCGGTCCTAATAATATCTTTGATATTACTCAAAGTTGGAGTGAAACAGTTAACACTGTTTTAGGTCCTGTATCTATATTGCATGATATGCAAGATGAATTTTACGATGGAGAATTTAGTGGTTCTATTTTAACTGTAACTACTCAAAGTTTAAATACTTCTTATCCATTAGATAATATAGCAGCATATTATAAACAAGTTCATTATTATGGTACTTCGTTTAATCAAAATACTACTTTTGAAGATTTATTTTTAAATAACCTTACCACACCCGCTACTGGTAGTATTTTATTCTTTAATAATGGTGCCCCTAATTTTAGTGGTGTTTGGTATACTCAATATTTAAAGATAGCTAAAATAGATTGTAGTGGAAGTAATAATACGATAATATTAGGAGATATAAATAAAGCTAATATCTATAATGATGTGACGGGACAATATGTTGAATATGATTTGACAGTTTTAAATGAATTCCCTACTTATTACCTTTATCAATCAACACCAACAACTTATATACCTTCTACATTTCCTAACCAAGTATTAAATTACTATACTTCAGCATCAAAAACAACATCACAAACTATTTCTACACCACCTGCTGGAACATATCCTATAATTAATGGTTACCAAACAGAATTAGGAGATATTCTTAATTACTTTGGTTTAGCTAATGGATTATATACCTTAGGAGATACCCCAAACACCCCACTCATAATATCAGCATCCGTCACTAATGCCGGAGATGCAAGTGCTGGAAGTGGTAATGCATTTATAGAAGTTTTAAGAAATGGAGTTAGAACTCAACTTGCTTCTAGTCTTTCATTTACAACGACTTCACCAACTACAGTAAATTTAGCAACTTCATATTATGGTTTACAAGGAGATCAAATATATGTAAGAGCTACTAAAAATGGATCAGCTCCAACTACAGATTATACCGTAACTAATGTTCAATTACTTGTTACTCAAAGTAGAGCAGTTAGCGCCTCAAATTGTTCACCTGTAATTTTTGAACCATATATAACAACTCCAAATTTCTATAATAGTGATTACAACCCTACAATTAATAATATTAATGCGGATAGATTAAGTAGCACATATGAAGAAGTTTCTTACTACCCAGGAATTACAACTCCTACAAATTTTGATTTAATTATTAGTGGAAGTGCTATTAAAGCAGCTGTTCAAGATTCAAATTATACCTCAAAACGAATTACAGATCCAAGATACAATGGTGTAAAAGCAACCAATAAATATTTAAATATTTGGACCCCTGGAGATACAGGAAATTATGGTAAAACACCATCCACACAAAATTTAAAAACTATGGTTGCATATTGTGATTGGATTTCTGGGTGGCCTCCTGAAAGAGAAAATGCATCCACTATTCATATTCAATATATGATTAAATCAGATGGTACAATAGTAATACCTGATATATCTGAAAATTCACTTTTTGACAATAAAGGAACCTTTGAATCTGGGGAAAAATTAATTATTTCTTCTAAAACTCTTATATCTGGACAACCAAAAGAATATAGAAATGTTATTAGAGGAGGATCTAGAATTGAATCTATTTTATATACCCAATCAGGAAGTGCTCCAAATGTTTATTGGAATACTACTATGAGTTTTACTGATGTCCTACCCCCAGCTACCTCAGCATCTGCTGATTATTCATCTCAATTTGTTTTATCAAGTACAAATTATATTTCTGCTAATGGTAACTTATATACCCCTACTATATCATCTGCAACGCATGGTGCATCATATTTAAATAGTAATGGTTATCAAGTACCTTTAGGTGTGGTGCAGGATGCTATTTCTTTAACATTTAATGGATCTGTTAATATATCTTTAGATTCTGCTAATACTCTTTGGAATGTTATTAGTAATAATGATACTTTTAATGTTAACTTATCTATATGGAGAGGTACTACTCAATTATATTTTCAAAATTATCCCAACCAAACAACTGGAGGAAATTATTCAGTTACTTATACTCAAAATACCAATTTTACCGCAGGTGACATATATGTATTTAAAATTACAGTATCTGAAAATGGACAAAACCAATTCGGGAAATTTAAAATTAATAGTGGTAATTTTATAATAAATCAATACCCAATTTTTCAACCTCCACTTCCCATAACTACAGGAGTTAATTCTATATGGCAATATTATGATTCAAGTAGTTATCCATATGTTATTACATCTTCAGTCCCTGAATTAACACAATTTTATGGTGATCCTAATGTAAAAATGGTTGACATTCCGGGATCAGGATTTAATTCTATCCAATTACCATGGTCAATTAAATATGGAGATGAATTTAGATTTGAGGGAAGAGAAGATTTTGTATATCAAGTAGGAAAAATATTTGGCCCCGCTGATAGTGGATCAGGCCGTTTAACTCAAACGGGCTCAATCGAAGTTCATTTTAACTATGATCTTCCAGTATCTGCTTCATCATCTGCCTTTAATTTAGATCATTTCTCGATTAGAAGATACATTGATGATCCTGCTCAAATATTAATGGAAGGATTTAGACCTACTAACTCATCAGGTCCATATATTATAAGACCCGAATATTTAGTTCCTGAATTAGATAGAGACGTAGATTCATTTATTTTAGATTTAACGCAGAGAGGCTTGCTTTAACAATATTTATTACATATAATACGACAATAATTAAACACAATGGGATATTTAAATAACCAAGTCGTTACAATCGACGCAATTTTAACAAACAAAGGTAGAGAGCTTTTAGCAAAAAATGATGGTTCATTCCGAATTACACAATTTGCTTTAGCAGATGATGAAATCGATTATACACTTTATAATCCAACTCACCCATCTGGATCTTCATTTTATGGTGAAGCTATCCAAAACATGCCTTTATTGGAAGCGTTTCCAATTGAGACTCAAATCATGAAATATAAATTAGCTACTCTACCTCGTGGAACAGCTAAATTACCAGTACTTGATTTAGGCTACTCAGCAGTTACCTTAGTACAAGGTGCTTCATTAGCAATTACTCCTCAAACATTAAATTACTTAGGAAATAATCAAACATATGAAACTAGCGGATATTCTGCTACAATTTCTGATGTTCGTCTATTTAGTACATTTACTGGGGTAGGAATCAATACTACAGCAGCAACTGCAGCTAATGCAGCAGCCTCATCAACAAGTACAACAACTTTAGGAACTAATGTTTCTACAACAGTAATAGGTTCTCAAATTAATTTAAGAGCAACTACTGTAAATACATTATTTGGTACAAATACTCAATTATCGGCAACATTAACAATTGTAGGTTTAGATAGTGGAGCTCGTTTGACTATTCCTGTTACTATTAATCAATAATAAAATATAAATAATGGCATTTAAAAGATTCGATCCTGAAGATTTTTTAGTAAGTAGTGATTCAATTACCTCTACACTTTGGTCAACTGGAAATCCAACACTAACTACATTTTTCACATCCTCAGTTCAAGCTGCAGGATCCTCAGGTAATTATTATTTATCTATTTATCAAACATCATCTAATCTATCAACGGCACAAGTTCAATTTGATATTGCTTATGCTAATTCATTAGGAAGTGGTAGTACTTGGTATAATTCTATAGTACCTGAAAATTCATATACTAAAACAATATATGGACAATATCGTTCAATGATTTTAGAGGATGAAAATGCTAGTTTTATTTTTGGAACAGGTACTAATGTTTTAACAGGATCTGATTTCTGGGTATTATCTATTGAAAGAGCTAATTATAAACAATCATTATTCCCAGGATCTTTAAATCTAAAAATTTCCGGATCAGGAGGTATCATTAATTTAACAGACAACTCTTTAGACAACCCAGTTAATACATTTATTGGAACATCTCGAGTATACCAATTAATTTCTGGTTCTAATGGTACAGCAGGTTCATTAGCAGGCAGTGGATATGTTTCAAATTCAGGCTCATACGGTTTAGTATTTCCAGATTTAGGGACTATTTTATTAAACCCATATGCTATTTCTCAATCAATTAAAGTTTCCCCAAGTAGATCAAATAATTCAGATGGTTTAAATACTCAACGTTTATTTGATGCTATTTCATTAGGTGCTTCATTTGCTTTGAATTCACAAGAAACAGTTACTTCTGATTATGTATTTGTTAGAGCACGTAACTCTGAATTTAACTATTCTGAAAACCCATCATTTATCTCAGGATCAACGGGTGAAGTAATTTATAGTAGTTTTATCAATCAACCACAAGTATATATTACAACTATAGGAATGTATAATGATAGTAATGATTTATTAGCTGTAGCTAAAATGTCAAGACCATTATTAAAAGATTTTACAAAAGAAGCTCTAGTTAGAGTAAAACTTGATTTCTAAGAATGAATGAGTATATTCAAGTCATTTATAACTTCTGACGTTACCGTCTCTCCCTTTGAGGTAAACAAATCGTTTACCTTCAAAGGTAATGAACTTACAGGCTCGAATGTTGAAATCGATAGATATATTGGTTTAAATAATACTTCATCTTTATGGGTATCTGGTTCATATCCTACGGGACAAGTAAATATTCAAGATCAAATTTTAGTATACCGTTCTATAAAAGAACTATATTATTCAAATTATCTTGAAGCCCCTAATGGATCACCAGCAGGAACAGCATCATTTAATACTGATGGTACTATAACAGGACCTGCCTATACCCCAAATTATTACAATTACTTAACCAATACACTCCCCGCTAATAGATATTTTCCTACCGGATCTAATGAAACTATAGGAGTATTTTCTATTCCATCTAATTTATGGGGAGAATATTTAAAACCTGGTTCTGTAGTTATTTCTAATGGTAATATTACTCTTCAAGATGATGGTGAAGGTAGTATGATATTTAACTCTCTAAAATTTGGAGATGTAATATATGAACATGGTATTATAATAATCACAAGTAATGGAACATCTTATGTTGGTCCTTATGGAAGTGGTTCTTATGGAAATGCTATTTATGGTATAAATACAGCCAATCTTATAAGTGGTCTTATGACGGGTTCAAATATCACTTGTTCATTCTCTTCATCATTTAACATTTATGAAACCCAATATAAATGTACCATTAGAGAAAATGAATTTAATTTCTCAAACAACCCAACACAAATTTCAGGTAGTTCAAATAGTGGAGTTTTATATGATTTTGCAACAGGTTCTTTCTTTACACCTTATGCTACAACAGTTGGGTTATATGACAATGCCTATAATTTATTAGCGGTAGCAAAACTTGCTCAACCACTCCCACTATCTGCTGTCACAGACACAAGTATATTAATAAATTTAGATTCATAAATTCATGTCAAATTGGTTATATAAAAATAAAGAAATAAATACAATCGAAGATTTTCCTGAAGGAACATTTGGATTCATCTATAAAGTTACGTATATTCCTGAAAACATAACTTATATAGGTAAAAAGTCTTTATACCATAATTCAAAGAAAAAATTAGGTAAAAAAGAATTAGAAGCTTTACCAACTACAAGAGGTAGAAAATCATCTACTAAAATAGTAACTAAAGAATCTGATTGGAAGACATATTATGGTTCCGCTAAACCTATTTTAAGTTTACTTAAAGAAAAAAAACATGATGAATTTAGTCGCGAAATTTTACAATTTGTTAGTAGTAAAAAATTACTCACTTATTACGAATGTAAGTACTTATTTGAACACGGAGTTCTCGAACATCCTACTCTTTATTTCAACGATAACATTTTAGGCAAATTCTTCACAAGAGACTTTGCTTCCCAAGACTAGGTTCATATCTTGAGCCCTATGGTAAACGAATTATTAGTTAATTTAGTAAATGGGGTTTTAGGAACCGGAAAACGCACAGCAAGAGGTAATCAATCCTATTCTTGCCCGTTCTGCCATCACCATAAACCCAAATTAGAAGTTAATTTTACGGAAAATAAAGAAGGAATTAATCAATGGGCTTGTTGGGCTTGTGGTAAGAAAGGTAAAACCATAAGAAGTTTATTCAAACAAGTTGAAGTTGATTCTAGTTATTTTCATGAACTAAGCAAATTAGTTAAAAATGTATCTCGTGATGATATAGGTGAAATAAAACATTCTATACTCGAATTACCCAAAGAATTTAAAACATTCCTCAACAACAAAGATATTATAGCAAAACATGCTCTTACTTATCTTAAAAACAGAGATATTACCAAACAAGATATTCTTAAATATAATATAGGATATTGTGATTCAGGTCAATATGCTAAAATGATAGTTATACCCTCATATGATGCTAACGGTAAATTAAATTATTACACCGCGAGATCATTCGAGAAAGATCCTTACACCAAGTACCGCAACCCTGAAACGTCTCGCGATATTATACCATTTGAGTTGTTTATTAATTGGGATTTACCAATTATATTATGTGAAGGTCCTTTTGATGCTATGGCTATAAAACGAAATGCTGTACCATTATTTGGTAAAAATATACAATCTAGTTTAATGAAAAAACTAGTAGAATCTAAAGTACAAAAAATATACATTGCATTGGATAACGATGCTGTTAAACAAGCACTTAAATTTTGTGAACAATTATTAGACGTTGGTAAAGAAATTTATTTGGTTGAATTGCAAGGGAAAGACCCAAGTGAAATGGGATTTGAACATTTCACAAAACTAATCCAAAATACACAACCATTAACACAGTATAAGTTAATGGAGAAAAAATTGTCTATAATATGAAAAAACGAAATGTAAAAGTAGTCAACAATCGTATCCTTGAAATTTCGGAAGATGCTAAACAAATCACTCTTCCAGATTCTAGATACTACAGACGAAATGGAGAATATTATCCTTCAATTACACACGTTTTGGGTTCTTATCCAAAAGGTAAACACTTTGAGGAATGGCTTAAAAACATGGGTCGTTCTGCTGACTATATTGTTAGAAAAGCAGCAACAGATGGAACTCAAGTACATGAAATGATTGAAGAGTATTTAGAGGGTAAAGAAATGAACTTTTTAAATACAGCTGGTTATCCACAATATGATCCAAGTATTTGGCAAATGTTCTTACGTTTTGTTGATTTTTGGGAAACTCATAAACCTGAATTAATTGACCAAGAAATCCATTTATTCTCAGATACTCTTAGAGTAGCAGGTACTACAGATTTAGTTTGTAGAATTGGTAACGATTTATGGATTATTGATCATAAAACATCTAACCATATCCAAACAACTTATGAATTACAAGCGGCTGTTTATGCTCATTGTTATGAAGAATGTTTTGGTGTTAAACCTGATAAAACAGGTATTTTGTGGTTGAAATCAAACAAACGTAAAGCATCTAAAGACAAAATGCAAGGTAAAGGGTGGGAAATGATTTTACCATCTCGTTCACAAGAGGAAAACATTGAAATTTTTAAAACAGTAAAACGTTTATTTGATTTAGAAAATCCAAA